GTTTTCATTTTGATTTCAAAATAAATTAAAAAAAAAATTAATCAAAAAAAAAATGGTAAAAATAAATCCTGCTGAATTAGATATAGTGATGGGAGCTATTGATGAAACTACCGAAGCCTCTGAAAAGATAGCCGCTGGCATGAAAACTCTTGCTGATATGGGTATTATTAGTAATACTACTACTAGAAAAATGATAAATATTCCTCCCGTTCCTACTACTACTCCTACTACTCCACCATCCCTACCACTACCCGCAAAAGAAGAAACATTATTCTCATTATCGCCAAGTGAATTGAAACAACAAAAGAAAAAGAAATCCTTATCTATGAAGAGACCACAAGAGATGGATTATCTAATTCATATTTGTATGGTAAGGATTTCTGATGAATTATATCACACCCTGAATAAAGATGTTCCATTGTCTATGGATGAGGTTGAAAAACTAATTCTAATTACATCAAAATTATGTAGCATGAAGAAACTTCTTCCTAAAAGAAGGAAAGATGGAAGGCTTTATGATAAGGAAAACTATAATATAATAAATAGAAAAACACCCCTAAATATTCCATTAGCAGAGGAAGAAAAAATAAAGAAAAATAAACACACAACAACTGCTATGATGGGAGAGAATGCAACTGAAATATTAGGAGATATTTTTGGATCGCCAGACACTAACAGCAATAAAGAATAAGGCTTTTGATAAACAATTAGAGTTTATCAACAGCACTTCTAAAAGAAGAATATTGTTTGTTCCTCGAAGAGGCGCAAAGACTACCGCTATTGCAATATTATTTTTATTATATGTTTTGGCTCTGAAAAATATTCGTCTGATATTCTTTGCTTTATCAGGAGAAAACGCAGAATATGCATTTATACCAGCTATAAAACCAATTTTAGAAGAATATGATATTATAGAGGGAAGAGATTTTACCTATAATAAAACAGAAAGATTATTCGAGTTTTTAGAAACCAACTCTACCATTTGTCTAAAAGGAATGGATAGTTCATATAAAGACATGGATAAAGTTCTTGGGGGTAGATGTTTTGCAATAGCAATAGATGAATGTCAGAACCAAACACAAGACATAGATAAAGCTATCAACAAGAATATTCAGCCAGCAGTTTCAGACTATATAAAACATGGGGGAGGAATTATTATATTGGCAGGAACAGCGGGAGATTTTATGGGGGACAATTTCTGGTATAAGTTGATTACCTCTCCTAATCATGGAGGATGGGAGTTTTTCTCTTGGGAGGGTAAAGACAATCCTTATATGAAGGAAGCTAAGGAAGAGGAAGAAAAGATATGGTTGGAGATGTATGGAGAAAGCTATACTTCTTTGGCTTGGTATAGGCAACAATATCTAAATGAATGGGTGTGTGATGGCGATAGAAAGGTTTATCATTTATCTAATTTCAATATATTAGGACAACAGAACTGTAAAGAACCATTTCCAAGTAAAGAGTTTTTATTTACTGCTAAATATATATTAGGGATGGATTTTGGATTTTACCCAGATCCTATGGCTTTTGTTATTGGGTGCTATAACCTAAAATATTCTAATAAATTATTTATTATTGATGAGTTTCAGGCTAATAATATGCTTATAGGAGAAGTTGCTTCCAAAATAAAAGAATTAGATATGCAATATAAGTTCTTTGTGAAGGTAGCAGATGCGGGGGCGCAAGCAAAAGCCCAAGTGGCAGACCTGAATGACACATATAATTTATATATTATCCCTGCTGACAAAGCAGGGAAATTGTCCCATCAAAATATGATAAACTCTGATTTTCTATCTCAACAGATTTTTATTCACCCTAATTGTGTTCAACTAATAAACCAAGCTCAAAACCTAATATGGGATCCAATTCAGTTAGCACAGTCTAAAAGAGTGGAAAAGCAAAGTATGCCTAATGATTTGTTAGATAGTATGCTCTATTTACATCATTATTCCCGCCACGCCTGGTATAAATCCCCGGTTATCAAAATGAATAGTCAGCAGGATGAGTTTATACAGAAAATAATAGAAAATGACATAAAAGAAAGCAAGTTTTCCTTCATAAATAGAAATAAAAATCGTTTCAACCCATACAAGATCAATAAGATAATATAAAAGAGAGGAATAGACAGTATGATGATTTCTGAATTACGAGAGTTGCTTGCAACTCTAAAAGAATATAATATTGAAGAGTTTCATAGTGGGGATGTAAAAATATTTTGTAGTTCCAACAGAAATGTTGTAGCAAGTAAGCAGCCCAATAAATTAGAAGAAAAATTATCAAGGCTGGGATCACTGCCTACTACATCCCCTTATGTTCAACCAGAAAAAAAGTATATGGATGATATTATGTCTCCAATAGATAAGGCTGATTTAGAAGTTCTTGGTTTAGCTGGCGTAATACCTTTACAAAAGGAATAGGCTGTGGAAAAACGACCCAAATCAAAGAAGCAAGCTAAATATGTAACTACGAGTTCGGAGTTTATGGGAATTAGAGCCGAGGATAGGAGAAGGGTACCTGCTCCGGGCAAAGAACAAGAGTGTGAATGGCGTAAGTGGTGGTTATTGCCAGAAGACAGAATTGCTAATGGTGTAGAAACCGTAGTAATGAAAATTGAGCAAGAACAATCACTTCGATTTACATCGTTTATCAACTGGGCTCGACTTTATGGAAACTGGGAGGCAATGTCTTGGGGAAGTAATGTATTGAATAATACTAACCAAGATATAAACAATGAAAGCCCATTGAAGATAAACCTTATTCAATCTGGAATTGATGCCGCCGCTGCTAAAATAGCGAAAGACGATCCTCAACCTTATTTTCTAACATCTGGAACTAATAATTATTTTGATAAACTCAAAGCGGAAAAACTGACGCGTTATGTTAAAGGTGCAATGCAGAACACTGATGTCCATAATAAATCCATATCTCAATTTAGGGATGCAGAGGTTTATGGAACTGGTGCCCTACACTTTTATTATGAAAATGACAAATCAACTGAAATAAAATGTGATTGGGTTCCTACCTTTGAGCTTCGAGTAGCCGATAATGATGGAGTAAATAGAAACCCTCGATCTATGCATAGGGTTAGGATGATTTCTCGCGAAGCTCTTACAGTTATGTTCCCAGATAAAGAGGAGATTATAGATAGTATTCAGACAGTTGCTACAAACCGCCTAAAAGAAACTAATAGAATTGTAGATATGGTAAGGGTAAAAGAGAGTTGGCATCTTCAATCATCAGAAGATAAAGATGACGGAGTTCATACTTTTACAATAAATGATATTTGTCTAAAAAAAGAAAAATATGATTTACCAATATACCCTATTGTAGTATTTAGGTGGATGGATAAGATGTTGGGTTTCTATGGAAGGTCTGTAACGGAAGAAGTATATTCTTTACAAATGTCATTAGATGATTTGTTAAATTGTGCTGCTCAAAGTTATGGACTTATCGGAATGCCATATTGGACAATTCCAGATGGAGCTCAAATTGTAGAAGATCATCTAGGAGCTAACTTTGTAGGAAGAATGATCTCATTTAGGGGGAGTATTGCTCCCCAAGTAGTTTGTCCAGAACCATTGCCACCTTCATTTTTTCAATGGGTTCAGTGGCACGCCTCTTCCATCTATCAAATTATAGGTATTTCACAGGCTTCCGCCACATCTACTAATCAATTAGGACCAGACGCATCAGGAGCCGCTATAAGGGAACTCGTAGATATTGAGGATACAAGATTTAGTCAGGTTTCCACTCGCTGGGAAGAAAATACAAAGAATATTGCTAATGTAATTGTAGAACTTACCAAGCATCAAGCAAAGATAAACCCTAAAATACAATTATCTGTAAATTATGTAGATAACCATGATAGAACCTTCAAGTATAACTATGATGATGTGAAAATTGATAGTTATACAATAGGATGCGAGGTTGTAAGCAAAGCACCAGACACTGTTGCTGGAAGAGTTCAGACAATCAATGATTATGTGGAAAGAAATTGGATTACACCTGAACAAGCTATTGAAATGACAGCAGAAGATCCCGATATTCTTGAAATATCAAGGAGAAAGTGTTCATCTATTATGTTATGTGAACAAAGGTTGTCAGATATGGTAGAAAATGGTAATGCTTGGTTGCCAGAACCTTATATGCTAAATCTTCCTGAAATACAAAAGATGTCTATGGAAATCTATAATATGCTGGTAGCGGATGGGTGTCCAGAAGATAGACTTGAACTCGTTAGAAATTGGATACTTGGAATAGTTCAGATGCAAACGGATCCTCAATTCCTTGCATTACAACAAAGTATGCAGCCCACTCCACAGCCACAGGCACAGCAACAACAGCCAGGTCAAATACAAGCTCCTTCTATGTCTCCTCCACAAACAGCCGCCCCCCAAATGCAAACACCGACACAACAATAAGGATAAATAAATGGATAACCGAATTATCAAACGCCATGAGAAAGTTTTAACTACAACTGGAAACTCTTTACGAGATAGAAAAATAATACAAGTAGAAAAACGCTTTCCAACAGAACAACCTCCTCCCGTTTCCTCTCCTAATGAGACAGAGCCAGAGGTTGTTTCAGCAGATGTCCCCAAAAAGGATAATAATACATCAAAGAAACAAGATTGGTCAGCCCTTGATAAGGCTCGAAGACTTGAACAAGAAGCAAAGGATAAACTATCAAAAGCAGAGAGTTTATCAGCCGCCTATGCGTCTGGTGATTTAGAAGCCATTGCAAAAGCAAATGGAATGGGTGTAAGTGATTATGTTCGCTGGGTAAATGCAAAGGCTATTGGGGCTGAAACTACAAAGAAGCAACTTTCGCCAGAAGCAGAGAAAATGATTATTGAGAAAG